GGCGTTGCCGAACTCGTCGATGTTCTGAAGTGAAAGGACTTTGCCGAGATTCCATAGGATGTCCTGCGGCCAACCGACAAAATCCGTGGCGGGCCGGTGGGTATGCGCATAGGGCGAGAACACCATCGACCAGGTCCAGGAAGAAAGGTCGCCGCCGTTACTGGGCGCGGCCATCCAGAGCTGCCACTTGTAGGCACCCATCGTATTTCCGGCCGGATTCGTCAGGATCACCACGTCGCCAAGAGTCGCAGACGCGATCGGCGGCAACGTATCCGTCGCGATCCTGATCTTCGGCATGGCCCAGTCGGCCAGGTCACCAAAGGACCAATGAGCGGGCTTCGGATACAGCTCGGATTCCGCGGTTGCCGCCAGAGCGGTGATCAGAAACAGAAAAACAGTGGCGATTCTCTTGAGGCTCATGCCGACACCCTCCTCACGGTGTAACTGACCTTCTTTCCCGGGCCGGACCCGGACACTTTGACGACGAAACGGTCGAGGGCCTTTTCCGCGTAGGGCTGGCCGAGATAACCTCCCGGATCCTCCTGCCAACTCAACTCGACGATGTAGGCGTCGGTGCTCGCGAACTCGACGGGCAGAGCGATTTCCTGCCCGGCCATGCCGGACGTGGTCGTGATACCGACCAATACTGGAAGATCCGCCTCGACCGGCCTCGTTCTCGCCCCGATGCCACCTGCCTGCAATGCCGCAGCCAGATAGAGATCGTTGAAGAGCTGTCTGATTGCGTTCGACCGCTCATGTTCCCATTCCGGGGTGATGTCTTCCCCCAAAACAGCCGCCGGCTCGGTGAATATATCTGTCATATTAACTCCTATAAATAGCCGCATTGGTGTATATCGCATTGATGAATACGACACCACCAGTGTTCTCTATGGGAAAGACGTCGCCGGTATCCGTGATGAGATTTATACTGTATGCTTTGTTGTTTTTCAGAGTGGCAAAGATGTCGTCGCGGAGCAGGCTGCCAAGTTCGGCTTTATACCAATAATTCCACGGCAATATGGGATTCAGAATCAAGTCCGGATAGCCCCATTCCGCACCTTCAATGCCATTGATTCTCAAACGCAGCGGGTAACCCCCAACGCCGAACTTCGTTTCGATATAAATATAACTTACTATGTATTCATACGCTTTTGCCGTGCAGCCGCCGTATGGTTCTTGGTTTTCAGGTATCGAAACGGACCATTCCCAAGTAAAAGGGGCATTGTAGGGAACAGTGATTGACGTTCCTTGAAACCCTTCAATGAACCCAAGCACTGGGCTGCCCAGGCGACCAAGCACGATCTTCTGGGTGCCGGAATCGTAAACGAGGCACGTATCACCAGATGCAAATCCATTCGAGCCTGCCGACCCCATGTAATCGACCGGTAACTGGCGGGTTACGCCGTCCCAACAAATGACGGTGAGCTGGTATTCGTTCGCCACGGCCACGACGCGTCCGCGTGAGTAGACCCGGTGCTGGGCGCAGTTGCTCCGTTCGAGAATGTATTTCAGGAAAAGGGCCTCCCGGGATCTCTCTGCCCAGGCGCTGAGAGGCTCGATATACGATGCCGGGTATTTCGAGGTCGACGGCAGGAAAAACCACTCGGCGCCGAGCTGAACAGGCTTTACCTGCGTGCCTGCCGGGTATGCGGCGGCATCGACGGGCATGGCCGGAACCAGCCGGCCGCCCACCCGCATCTGTGCAGGTGAGCCGGGCGTGATGATCACGCCGCCCGGCGCCGGATACTGCCGCGCCATGGCGAATGTCGGGTCAAGCCAGTCAGGAAGCATCGGTGTCGAAAACCTCCAGCAGCAGGGTCACGTCGCCTGTGGTCTGCAACGTCCCCGGCACGTTCGCCCGCAGCTCGACGTCGATCTCGGCGGCCGGCGCGATCGGGCCCGGAATGTCGAGGTAATTGCCAGCCTGCGAAGCGTTGCCGCCGAACGGCGTCCAGGCGCCGCCGGAAAGCCGGCCTTCGAGCACCCGCAACGTCACCAATTCCAAACCGTGCGCGTTCGAATCTGCGCCCCAGTGGCCGCCGGCCACCATCGCATTGAGCCGGATGTTCGTCAGGGTCACCGCACCGACATTCACGAGCCGGATCGAGCTGATGAGGTTGATGCCTTCGCGGATGATCCCGACGGGCAGGGCGGTGATCGGCACACCGGCCGCATTCCTGATTTCCACGCGATCACTCACGGCAGAATCACCCCCCAGACCTCTTCCCAGGCCCCGCCAGGCCAGGCGAACGACGTGGTTTTGCCGGTCAGTTTCACCTGGTCGAATGCCGTGTCATCGCTCTTCCGGATCCGAATGATGTCGCCCGGCGCGATGAAGGGGTTGGCGGGCATCGTGTAGACCATGCGCTGCAACTGCGATGCCTCGCAGATCCGCTCCCCGATCGTCAGCAGGGCGCCGTTGTCGGCCGCGAAAGCGCTGGTATACCCGGAATGCTTGAGCACGCCGAACTCCGCCTGGTCCTCGGTGTCGTCATACGTCGCCGTCGATCCGTCCGTCCCCTGGACCGTGATGCGGTTGAAGCGGCTGGCGCTGGACTCCTCGGGTGAGCTCTTGTTGATGCCCGCCAGCGGGATCTCCCAGGAAAGCTCGAAGCCGTATCGCTTGCCGAGCACCGCGAAAATGCCGTCCGGGCGGGTGAAGAAGTCGCCGCCGCCGGATTCTTCAAGAATCCGTGCGATTAACTGGCCGACGGTGTTGAAGCTGAAGCTGCCCGAGATCGTGAAATCGTCGATCTGAATGCTGTGGTTGGTGATCCCGGCCGCCGTGAGCTCAGCCGCAATGAGAGCCGACGCGGAACCGTTCCAGGAAGAGTTTGCGGGAACGGCGTCGAGCGCCGCCTTCTCGGCCTCCGCGGCCCTGACCTCGGTCGTGACCGATGTGCCGCCCTCGTAGCCCCGCGATGACGAGACCAAGCCGGAAAATATCCCGCGCTCGAACAGGGAACCATCGCTCAGGGTATATTTCAGGGATACCGAGATCGGCGCGCCGATCGGGGGGCGGGCGTTGCCGGCGAGCAGAAGAGGGGAAAGCTGGGCGTATCGGCCGTCATGGCCGCGTCGGAGCGTCAGGCTGAGCGCCTCGGATATTTCGGCGCCGCTGATCAGGACGCGGCCGGCGATTTCCTGCGCCGTCGGTGTTCGCTGGGTGAGCATGTCGGCGGCGGTCGAACCCAGCACCGTCGCGATCAGCGGGATACCGGTCTGCCGATACCCCCACAGCGAGCCGCCCCAGCGGGCGCGTCCCCATGCCATCGTCAGTAGACCTTTCGGATGATATCGAACCTGATCGAGGCCGTTCGCTTCGATCCGCCGTTCTCGGTCGGCATGATCTGGGGTTTCCAGATCGCCTCATAGACTCTGTTCCGATCCGCAACCGTGCAAAACGGACTGCCTTCATACGCCGTCAGGATCTGCTCGGCAAGCGCGAACTCGATCAGCCCCGACCAGGTGGCGCTCGCGCTCGACTCGTGGAACGCCGACACCTGCCGGATGACGGAGCCGGCCAGCGATATCCGCTCGGCCTGCTGCCTAGCTGGATTGAGCGCGAACAGCCCGCCGTGAGGAAGGTCGATCACGGTCTGCTCGGGCGTGGTGTGGATCGTCAGAATCACTGTCGCACCGCCAGGATGCCCTTCGCTTCCGCGTCCTCAACCGCGCGATTCAGGAACTTCTCGAAGAACGAGTTCATGAACTCATCAGCACCTTCGACTACGACGCGAATCGTCCGCCGGTCGCCAGACTGATTGCTCATCAATTCTTCAAGAGATGGCCCGTATACGTCATTTGTCTGTGATTTGCCTTTGCTCGTCGATCTCGAAGGCTGATTACCGGACCGGGCAGTCTCTTTTTTCGCAGTCTTTGCTGAGGCCTTTGATATGGCCGCTTGCAGGTCTCTGTCGCGCGCGGTAAACGAAGTTCTGGCTGCCTTGCTGATCGATGCCGCATTCATCACGGCGGGCTTGTAGTCGATGGCGTTGATTCCGGACATAGCCTTATCACGCTTCCGCGCGAAATCGACCATGTCGAACTCCAACCCCTTGGCCGATTCGTTCAGGTTCAGCTTTGCAGCGAAGTCCAGGCCGGTGTTTGCGATGTCGCTTGCCATTCCGGAGGCCGTATCACCAATGTCGGCAAGTCCGCGACCAAGTTCACGAACTGAGTTCAAGTCGTTCGGGTCGATCCCGATGTATTCCGCAAGCTTCGGCATCGAGGTGATGAGATCCTGGACCATCCCGAAAACACGGTCGATGGCGTTCCCGATCGGGACCATTATCGCGGCCGTGGTTTTCCCGACGGCAAGCACGATTGCCGAAAATGCGTTCGTGATGCTGGAAACAAAGGTGCCCATCCAGTCACCGATGTTGAACATGCGGAACAGGCCTAGAATATCGTTCCACGTTTCACCGGCCGTTTCGGCAATGATAAATATACCATCCACGATACTTCTTATAAACTGTTTCGCAGATATCGTTCCGACTTCACCAAAGGCCGCATTGATAATATCTGCGATTCCATCGAATGTTTCGCCGAATGCATCCCAAAGGATTTCAAGAGTCTGCATACCGACTTCAGTCCACTCGGTAAAAGGCGAGTAATCAAATCCTTTGACGAACTCGAAAAGACTTTGTGCGAGGCCATCTATGAGCTTCGCAAGCGTGGGTGAATCGTTGATAGCCTTGCCAATCCGTTTATTGTATTCCTCCATGCTTTTATCCATGGAAGTCATGGAATCAGAGAAATTGAATGCAGGCTCTTTCATGTAATTGAGCTTGTCGGCCATTTGGGCTATTGCCTGGCCGGTCGTCGTGCTCTCATCCACGATCAGACCCATTCGTTCCAAGATAGTATATGACCCTGTTTGCATTGCCCGGGTCATGATTGTGGATGCTTCTTCGAACGATGCGCCGGTTGCTTCACTCCAGCGCTTTGCATATGTCAGTGCTGTTTCAAGATCAGGGCCGGAAAGACCCGCTGCAATAGCCTTCGCCGCGATACCCATGGATGCGCCAAGGTCGGCAGTATTCCCCGTTATCTCCTGGATCGTGCGAAGAACATCTTCGCCGTCTTGATTGAATTCGCTTGCGACATTGCTGAATTGGCTCAACTGCTCGCCGAACTCGCCGCCAGCACCAACAAAATCGCTGGCACCTTTTGCAACATCGAGAAAGCCGTTACCGACTGACGTGAGAACTCCAACGCCTTTTCCCATCAACTCCCAGGCTGAATTCAGACCGGTCAGGGTTTCGGCCCAGCTCGTCGTCGATTTTTCTGCGGATTCCGTGGCGCCTTGAAGTGCCTTGAAGGCTGCAAGCGCTTCTTCGGAGGAGGCGGAAATCGTGATTTTCAAATCTTTATCCGCCATGAATCAGCCTCCATTGCTTGTTTGACGTCTCTTGGCGAGCTTTTTCGCCCTCTTTTTGGCGCGATGTTTTGCCTGTAGAAAGATCAACCAGGTGGCAAATTCCTCGGGGGGCATTTCTCGGCGCAAAGTTGCCACGGGCATCCGAAACCGGTCGGCAAGCTCATACTCCAATCGGAGTTCGGAATCGGCTTTCAGCCGATTCCGAATAGTCAAGGGTTCAAGCTGTCACCGATTATGGCTTTCAGCAGCCGACGAAATTCGAGAGCATTTCTTGCCATCAGTGCCGAGGCATCTTCTTCTTTGAGAGGGGGCTCGACGACGCATCGAATGATGATATTGGCCTCGAGCAGCTCGTTATCGACTTCGAGCTTGCCCTTGTCGTTTTTCACGAGGGAGACCTTGCGGGCCCAGGCGCGGTCGTTCTGGTCGGGGGCGCGGTATTTCAGGTCGCCGCCCCAGATCTCGGAGGTGAACACCTTCACGGGCCGATCGTCAGAGTTGAGGAACTGTTCGCGAGTCAGGATGTTCATGGTTTACTCCACCCATTCCAGGACGCCCGTGCCTTCGAAGCTGAGCGTATCCATGATGGCGCCGGCCTGGTCGCAGCTCTGGCCCCAGTCCTTCACGATGACCGCGCCCATGAAATACTCCTCCACGTTGCGGTCCTGATACAGCTTCACGATCGCGAAGCGGATGTTGAAGGTCAGCTTGAACAGGGCGGGATCGACCGCATACCGCTCGAAGTCGCCGCTCCATTCGGGCGGTCCGCTGGGTGTCGCGGGCGCAACCAGGTCGTTCTGGGCCGGCATCTTCGTCGTCGGGTTGCTGGCGGCGAGGCTCCACTTGGTCGTGTGGCCAAGCTCGATCAGATCCATGTCCCAGTAGGTGGCATAGACTTTCCGGGGAACGGCCACACCGGCCCCGTTGTCGTGACAGGCGAGCAGCTCGTCCTGAAGCAGGACACCGCCCAGGATGTGCAGCACGTCGAACTTCGGGGCGTCACTGCGCTCCTGAAGGGCCGTCCCGTCGGACAGGCGATACAGAATGTCCGCCTGGGTGACCGGTGCGGCGCCGTTCGGGGCCTTCACGACGCCCAGCACGATTTCATCTTCCTGCGCGAGCGGGATCTTCCCAGCCTCGGCTCCGAAGCTTTCCACCAGGGCATCACCGTCGGTGCCCTTGACCGCCGAGACGACGGCGGTGTCGGTATTCACGACGATCAGGTTCCAGCAGGTCTTGCCGGTGGCCGCGCGAGAGATCGCAACCGCGGCGTTCGCCGCGACGGGTGTCTTCGCACCGGCATCCTTGAACAGGTTGAACGCGCTCGACGCGGCCTTGTCGTCACCGCTTGCCGGCATGATGGAGGCCGCCCCGATGATGCCCTGCAACCGCACCGACAGAGGCTTTTCCCCGTTGAAGAAGGCTCCGGTCTTCGCGAAGAAGCGATTGGCGTAGATCTCGCCCATGATTTCCTTCGAGGCGACGAGTTCGAGCTCGACGTTGCTCATCAGAACGCCGCTCGACTGCGGCACCAAAACAGTTCCGTATTTTCCGGTCTTTCGCTCCATGTGCTCTGCTCCTTATGCTCTTGTCACGGCGCCGGGTCAGGCTCGGGGACCGTGATCTCCCAGGCGTCCGTGAATTCGCCGTCCTCCGTCGTGACGGTGATGATGGCCGTGCCGGCGCTGATGCCGGTCACATACCCGTTCTCGACGACGACGGCGTCGGAATCGCTTTCCCAGGTGACGTTCGCGTTCGTCGCATCCGCCGGCGCCACCGTCGCCGTCAGCTTCCTGATCTCGCCGATGGCGAGCGTGGAAACGCCGCTGATGGTCACGCTCGTCACGGGGTTGTAGACGAGCTCGTTGAGAAGCTCCGCCTCGAACGTCGAGGTGAACACCCAGTAGTTGTCTTCGAGGCCCAGGAACCCGTCCCGCACCGCCATCAGCGGCACGCGCGAGACGATTTCAAACCCCTGAAGCTTGTTCCTGACCGCTTCGAGGATCGCGTAGGCGCCGGAATGGCCGCGCAGATCGCGCAGTTTCAGGCTGATCTCGAAGCTGAGCGTCCGCTGCTGTTCGGGGCTGCCCTGTTCGAGCTGAGGGCCGAACCGGCTGCCCCGGCAGGCGACGAAGATCGCTCCTTCCTGGACCGCCATCTTCCGGTATTCCTCGGGCGTGCCGGGGAACGGCACGATCAGCAGATGCGGGATGCTCGCGGCAAGCTCCGTTTTGATCGGCTGAAGCCGCGCCACGATTGCGTTTTCGAGTTGGCTGATGGGGTCCATGTCAGTAATCCTTCAGCGTGTTGGGATCGAAGACGCGCGTGGGTGTCGAGAACTGCACCGTTGCGGGCTCTTCGTTCGTCGTGATGCCGAGCTGGGCCCTGCCCGCGGCGAGATCCTTCAGAAAGGCGACGGCCGCGTCGCGCCGCTTGATGACCGGCTCGGGCGGGTCGCGGTGCAGCAGGTAGAGCGCGATGTCGCAGGCCGACTGCACCAGGATCTGCGGCACGCTCGTCAGCGGCAGGGCATACCGGGCCGCCAGATACGCGTCGATCTGGGCCGATGCGTCATCCAGGGCGCGGGTCAGCACCGTCTCGTCGATCGCGCCCGTCGCGGGCACACCGATGTCGGTGAGCGTGATGATGTCACGCTCACCGAACCGGTCGACCATGTCCTGCTTTGCGCAGTAGGACACGCGTTACTTCTCCTTCTTCTTCGCGGGCTCGACGGGCGCCTCGACGATGATCTTCTCGGCGAGGAGCGCTTTCGCGGCCTCGGGGTCGAGATCGACGGTCGAGCCGGCTTCGAACCGCTTGCCGTTGTGCTTGAGAGGGCTGTTCACGAGGTATTTCAAGGTTCAGCCTCCTTACGCCACGACGTTCTGCAGGAAGAAGCCGAGATCGTTCGCGGTCACGACTTCCTTCACGCTCTCACCGACGCGCACGCGCTGGCCGCCGCGAAGCCCGATGTTGGAATCGGGGATCGAGCCGGCGACGCGCTTGCCGAACTCGGCGGTGAAGCCGAAGGTGATCTTGTTCGGCGACACGCGGTCGCGATACAGCAGGGCGATGTGCTTGCCCCAGACGCGCGACAGGGAAGCGGTCTGGCCCTTCTTCGCGCCGTTGATCCAGCCCTCGCCGACCAGCACCTCGTCGAGCTCGAACAGTTCGGCGATGGCCTGGCGGGTGGCGATACCGGAATCACCGCTGTTGCGGTTCGCGGCCTTCACGATCTTGGGGTGGCGCTGGAGGATGCTGAACGCCGGCCGGCCGATGACCGCGATGTTGCCGCGCATGACCATCGAGTCGAGAGCGTCCATGATGACGGCGATCGGGTCGGAACCGATGAAGTCGCTGAACTGGTCGTTTCCGGAGAGCGCCAGGCGGTTCGCGGCGGCATAGGTGCCGGCGGCGAACACCAGGTCGGCGACGCGCTTTTCCCGATCGAGCGCGATCAGCTCGGTCAGGCCCTCGGTGGACCGGCCCAGCGGGTCGTAGCCGGCGGGGGCGTTGTCGATGTCGTCCTGGGGAACCGGATCATCGAGGCCGAAATCCTCGGTCGAAGCCGTTTCCTCGGTGGCCGTGAACTCGACCTGGTTGGGCTTGCCGGTGCGGCCGACGAGCGTGTTCGGAAGGGTGAAGCCATCAGCCAGGGCATGCTTGAGATACTTGAACTCTTTCTTGCCGACGGGGCTGCGGGGCAGAACGAGGTCGGCGATCAGCTTGGGGTTGCGATACGCGATGGCGATCGCGGTCATCTCGGCATTGATCGGGAAGGGGGCTTTGTTGCTCATATGCTCAACTCCTTGGGCTTAGCCCTGAATCTGGCCCGGGGCGATCTGGGCCGCGCCGATGTCGCCGCTTTCGCCGGATTTCACGGCGAAACCGATGATGCGCATGTTGGCGCCGGCCTGGGGGGCGGCCGCGATGGCCTTGCCGTCACCGTCGGACGTGAGGGGCTGGCCGCGCGTCACGCTGCCGCCGTATTCGACCTCGGCGATGCCGGCCAGGTGGACGTCGCACCGGGTGTCGGTCGCGGCCGCGCCCAGGTTATTGGCGATGCCCATCAGGGCGTCCGTCGCGGCCGAGGCCTGGGCGGCGGTGTCGTCGGCCGAACCGAATTTGACGATGCGATACGCGCCGATCGCCGCGCCGCCGTTCTTGAAACTCTTGGTCAGCAGAGGGTCATGCATTACTTGGTGCCTCCGTTTTTGATGTGGGCCACGGCCTGAGCCACGGACACATGGCGGCCGGCCTGTTTTTCGGATTCCTGAAACTCGATGGCCTTCGCGGCCAGGGCTTCCGAGGAAAGGTCCGTCGCATCAGCGCTGCCGGCGGCCGTTTCGCCGAAGGAAACCTGCTTGGGAAGCGCGGTGACGAACTCCTTGAAGAAGTCGAGAGGCGCTTTCTGAGCCTTCTTTTCGCCCTCGCCGAACTCGACGACGCCGTTCTCGGCGATCGCGCTCATGAACTCGACCAGGTTGGCCTTCTGGGCGGGCAGGATCTTGCCGTCCTTCGCCAGGCCCTCGACGAAATCCGCATACCCCGACTTGCGGAGACGGGTTTCATCGGCCTTGATGCGCTTCTCGCGCTCGCTCAGATCGATCTCGCGGGTCGTGATGGTCTTCTCGCGTTCCGAGAAATCGACCTCCTTCTTCGTGAGAGTCGCTTCGCGGGCTGCGATCTCTTCGGGCTTGAGGGGCATGGGTTCCTCCTTGTTGGGTTCCGCGAAGCCGACGCTCGGCGCCGGTGTCTGCGGGGATTTCAGTAGCTCTTCCTTCGTGGCCGCACGCTCCAGATCGGAGATCGCATAGCCGGGGAGGGCCTTTTCGGCCTCATCCTTGTTCCACTTCGAGATCATCCACTCGCGCAGCGAGCGGAACAGCCAGGCCAGCGTCGAATCCGACTCGCCGAACTCGACGGTCGCGGTGCCGGCTTCGTCTTCGCCGAAGCTGACCGACTTGAGTCCGGGCACGGCCGGGGGCATGGCGCCCAGGAAGCCGACGTGCCGCAGGTAGAACGGCTTTCTCCCGTCGGGGCTGGGGGCGGCCGGGTTGCGGGGGCTGTCGGGCAGGTAGAAGCTGGCGGAGATCTTCTTGAACCGGCCGGCGCCCACCATCTCGGCGAACTGCGGCTCGACCTGGTCGGGGTCGGCGAGCAGGCGCTTCGACGATTCCGAGAATTCGAGGCCCTTCACCCAGCCGTGCGCCGGAAGATCGGTTTTCGGGTGGCCGATGACCAGGGGGGCTTCGTGCAGCTTCGGGTCATACGCCGCAGCGATGGCCTTCAGGCCCTCGTCGGACAGCTCGATGACCGTGCCGTCAGCCGCCGTGAACCGGCCGGGTTTGAAAATCTCGATCTTGTTCATCGGGCCGCCTCACTTCGCGAGGATCGTGGCGGTGGCGGCGCCGCTGGTGCCGATGAGGTAGACATCCGGGGTCGTGGTGGATACCGTTTCGGGGTGCTTTGTCCCGGCGGCAATGCAGGGGTAGGATGTGCCGCTCGAAACGCCTGCGGGACCGTAGTTGATCGTGGTTCCGCCCGTGGCTACGTAGATTTCGAGGGTCTTGGTGCCGGCGGGGAGCGTGCCGACCTTCACGGCCGAGTTGGCAGGCACGGAGATCGTAGGGTTTGCGACGTTCTTGTAGCCGGTCGTCGGTGCTTCCAGGGTCGGAATCACGTAATCCGAGTTCGTCGTGCGGCGGCCGTCGGGAACGACAAGCCCGAGATCACCGGCGAACGCGAAAGCGCAGGAAAGAATCGCGAGGACGATCAGGACAAAACGTGTTTTCATGGCGGTTTCCTCCATTGAAGTTACCGCCAGAATATCCGCAAACCCGCATCAGGTCTTTCAATCCGCGTTATAGTATTTTGCGCGGTTCGTTTCCGGTGGGGCTGGGTATTTCCCGCTGGGGTTATTTCCCCGGGGTCAGGCTCCCGAAAATCGAGCCGACCAACCCCGTTAAGACCCCGTTAAAAATTCCCCGGGGTGGGTGGGGTAGGTCCCAGGTCATTCTGCCCCTTCGAGATCGCAAATCGGGCCGTTTCCTTCGCCCGTTTTCCGGCCGTTCTGGCGGTTATCTGCTCTGCAAGCCAGTTTCCTGCCGTTTTGCCCGTTCGGTCAGACATCGAGGAAATGGGCGATGATCGCCAGGATTTCTTCATTGTCGTCCGAGCTGATGCCAAGGAAGGGCCGCGGCTTGAGACCGGGGTGATTCACCTGCTTGACCGGATGCGCCGCTCCAGGCCAGAACAGGGCTTTCTTGTTTTTCGGGCGGATCGTGTAGGGGCTGGTGCCGAAATGCAGGTATGCCGCATACGGCTTGTCGGTGCCGACGATGACAGCCTTGCTGTCACCGCTCAACTGCCAGATGATCGAGTTGAACAGACCGTCTCGCTCGCCCTTGTTGAACAGGATCCGCTGATCCCGCTTCGCGGCGAGCGTCGATGCCGCGAGCGGTGCCCAGGCCTGCCCGTCGGGGTCGATACCCCGCTCGAACCGCTCCTTGTTCGATGTCGTCAGGTATTCCCCGATGTTTTTTAATGCCGGCGTCAGGTTGCTCGTTTTGGTGATGAGCTGTCCGAGCATGCTCCGCACCTCACGATCATCGTAGACGACATTCGGCCTTGCCATAGTGCATTCCTTGGACTACATTTTTCCTGATGGTCGTTTGTTGGGCATGGCACCGATAACCCGCGACCAGGGGCCACCCAGGCTATGCTGGGTGCGCTTTCTATTTTGAGCCAACCAGTTTTCCCCGCCGCTGATCTCTCAGATATTTTTGGCTATTGGGCGGGAAAAATGTGTAACTGTTGAGCCGTCCGTTTGATGCATCAGCAACGGAAAATATCCCCTTTTCCTTTCCGTCGACAGCATGTGCTTTGATGAATCTGAAACGGAGAGCGACCTTGCCGGTCAATTTGTGCCTTTCAAAAGATGCCCAGACTTCGAATGGGTCTTTGATGACCTCTTCCAGAAAGGCCAGATACCGATGTCGATCGGGCGGTAAGTGCTCGAGAAGTGAATCCGCTTGCACGTGTATCGGGTATTTGAAACCCTTTCCCTCGTATTCGAACACCTTTTCTTTGCCACCGAGGCTCTCTTCAAGCCTTTTCCGCGTTTGTTCGAGTGTCTCACCAGCCGGCCAGATTTCAGCTTCCGGATCGTCAGGCGGAACATCCCGAGGCCGATCTTCCGATTCCCAATCACCAGGCGTAATGGGCTCCCATTTCTGACGATTTTCTTCTTTGAATTCTTCCATGGCTTCATCGGTAACCGGCTTGCCCCAGGCAGCTTTGCCGACGTTGTAATCCCAGCCGGGATCAATGCCCTCGGGGACCATGACGGTCTCCCCGTCACCAATGATGCGGGGGACGAGACGCTCTTCGGGGGCCTCCGATACGGTTTTCCCCTGGCGGGCGAGGTCGCGCTCCGAGCGGGCGATGACTTCACAGGTGCATCCCCAGCCGTTTGGCGGGTAGTGTGTGTCCCACCAGGGATCATCCCACGGCAGGACCAGGCCGTCCCAGGCAAGATGCTCCGGCCGTGGCTCCATCGAGTTCCCATGTTTGTATTCCCAGAAAGGCCGGTAGGAAACCACGTCCGGGTCGGTCATTTGCTTGTAGCGGCCGGACATGTAGGCTGTGCGCATATTGGTGTTGTAGATGATGCGCGACCGCCAGCCGGGTTCACCGTTGTGCTCCCAGCCGTGTTTCGAAACGATGTCATCGAACTTCTCGCGGAAGGCGTCCATGCCCATGCCGCTTTCCTTCGCTTCGAGAATGGCTTTCTGGAAGTCCGACAGCAGCTCGTCACGGGTCGCCCCCGCTACGACGAAGGCGCGGGCATGCATGCCGCCCATGAAGTCCGTCCATTTCTCGGACGGCATCGCGACCTTCTGCTTGAAGAACTCGATCTGCTCCTTGAAGGGCAGATTGAAGCTCGTTTCGACGCTACTTTTTGCCATTGCTCACCTTGAAACGGCCCATCATTTCGGCCGTCATGAACGCATTCTGCATGACTTCCGCCAGCTTCGCCTGGTCGAACTTGCCGTAGATTTCGAGAATACGGTTTTGCAGATCGTCCAGGCTTGTCGCTTCCCGGGTGATTTTTCTCAACTGCTCGATCATGTCTGAAATGGGCGGCTGGCCTTCCCGGCTCAGGCGGTCCGTAAGCGCTTCGAGGTCGGCATTGTCCTGGCTTCGGGCTGATATGTCGCGTTCGGCGAAGGCGGCCTGGTCGGCCGAGGTGTCGGTGCCCATTCCGCTGTAGGCCAGCGGGTTCAAGAGCGGTTCATCTTTTTCGGGCTTGGGGATGCCGTATGTTTCGTAGGCGTAGTTCTGACCGACGGGCAGACCGAGACCCTTGATCAGGGCTTGGTCGCGGTATGCCTTCATCCTCAGATCTTCATCCTTGGCGAAGTTGCGCCAGATCTGCGGATACGCGGCTCCGGGGAAGTTCAGATCGACGATCCAGCGAATGAGGGTTGCATTGAGCGTCTCGGACAGCCTGTCGGCATCGGACTTCGCGATTTCGAGACGCACGTCGTTGCCGACCTCGTCGCGGGCGCGCGAGCCACCGCCGGTGCTTTGGTTGGTCGAACCGGTTTCGCCCAGCACCGCCTCACTGATCTGCTCGTCCATGTATCGGCAAAGCCGCTCATAGCAATCGATGCTTCCGGTTCGGGCCGCTTCGAGGAACTCGAGCATCATGCCCTCGGGGATGATGACGCCGGCTTCTCGGCTGACGGCACCACATGCCGCCAACAGCTTGTCCTGTTCGGTCTGGACCGTCCCCACCGGGTATTTCCCGACGACCGTCGGGCTTCCGAACTTGTCCGCGAACGTGAGCCAGAACGTGATGCCCTGGCGTTTGAACCACGTCGGCCAGAACAGCCGCGTGCCGAGGCCCAAGCCATAGGGGTTGCCATCTTTCGAGCCGAATCGATGCACGATGAATTTCCGCTCGGGAAGTTCGATTCCGGGCGTGAGATTTTCTTTGGTCTTGAGGCGCATGCTTCCATCTTCCATGAAGCTGAAACGCCGCTGGCTCTTCGCTTTCACGGCCGTCGCCACGAGTCGATCATCCAGAATGGCCCAGATGATTTCGCCGACGGCGAACCCTTTGAGATTCGCGTCCAGCAGATCCTCGCAGGCCCGGTCGAAATTCAGATTCTTGATCTGCCGCGTGACCTCTTCCGATGCTTCGATGTCGATCGTCTCGTCGCCGCCTGG